TGAATCCGTGGCGTCGAGAAGGACTGACAGCCGCAGATCAGCAGTGGCAAGGCGATCGCGCAGTAGAGCCTTGGTTGCGTTGGGCATCGGATAATTCCCTGGTGTGTTGTTGGTCCTGGCCGGCGAGCTGCTGCTCCAGGGCCAGGCGCTTATCGGTCTCGTCGCGGGCTTGGTCGGCGGCGGCATTGGTGATCGCCGCCAGGTCATCCTTGTGCAGGCCTGCCTGCTCGGCGAGCCTCCCGTCGTAACGCCAGTCCTGAACCTGCCAGGTGCCGGCGGCGTGACGACCATCGCCAGCAAGATCGCTGCGAGGATCTGCCCGGGCGTCATCACGGCACATCCTTGAAGAAGATGTGATGCCCCAGGCGTAGCGTCTCCTTGGCCTTCGCCGCCCAGGCCGGAGCTTTGGGCATGGTGGTCGCGTAGTAATGCGTGGCGCCGCCGGTAGGGTCAGGCGCTGTACCGGCGATCACCTGGTCAGCCGCGCGCTGAGCCTGGGCAAACTGCGCGGCAGGGATCGCTTTGGCGCCGCTCAGGTAGGCGTAGTTGGGATCGTTCTGGTTCCAGCAGCTGAACTGGCCAGGGTTTCAGGCAAACACCGGCGTAGCCCTCGCCCACCACCGACTTTGCCTTGCCGTCGAACACACGGTTTCGAATTGTCCAGGCAACGGCGATCTGGCCGGCCAGTCCTTCGCCGCGCGCCTCACCCCACAGCGTGCGCGCCAGGATGTCCCGGTCTTTATCGGTACTAGTCATACTTTTCTCCAGGCGAAAAAAAACCCGCTCATGGCGGGCGAAGCAAGTTATTTTATTGAATTAAAAGTTAGATGTTAGATGTTAGATGTTAGATGCTAGATGCTAGATGCTAGATGCTAGATGCTAGATGCTAGATGTTAGATGTTAGAAATCTCACCCGAATTCAAAATCTCATACCCTATCTGTCTAAGGCAAACTAAATGTCCCTCCTCAATAGGAACGCCCTTATCAGCACCATCATCATTGAAATAAATAACACCAAACAAACCTTCTTGAAACAGAATATCATACTCGGCGGTTAATTCAGAGTCGACATGCGCGCCGCCGTCTTTATCAACAGCATTAAGCACTAGATTTTTCCTAGAAAGCGAGTACCCTCCAGCTACTAAAATCACTTGGTCCCACCACTCATCTAAAGTGACAAACTCGTTGCAGGGCCCATCACCGAGGGTTGGACAATACTCCGCCCCGCCGTCTCCCACCTGGTACATACCCAGACCAATACAGTGAAAAGTATCTTTAGAAATAGGAAAACAAGTAGTTAGCATTTTTATGTCGCTCAACCCTAAATGCTCAACTAAAGAGGTAGACTTTCTGGTGTTATGAAAAGTATCCTAGCTACCAATGCAATGCGTATTGCCTCGTCAACGAATCCTTTGTCATAAAGCTGGCAGGATCGACTAATAAATCCAAGCTGTTTTTGTAGATGCTTTCTGAAGTCAACCATGCTTCACCCCCGCCCGTAAGCCCTTAGCTTACCTTCTTCGGCTTTGGACGCAATAACCGACCACTCTAAAAACAATGGCTTTGAACTCAATTTTGAGGTGTCATTGGCCAGTCGATTGACTGCGGGTACCCAGCTTGTGCTGGAGCACGCGTGAGCGCTATGCGGAATTTCTTCCACGCCTTGAGCGCGATCACCTCTTCGTCAGTTGACTCGCCAATATCTACCGCATCCTGAAGAGGCGCAATGGTGCTATCCGCCAGTGTACGAAGTCGAGACAGTTGTTCCTGGGCAGCAACCCCTGGGTCAATAGGCGGCTCTGGTACTGGAGGCGCCTCTTCGACGGACAGGTGCAGAGTAATACTGTGCGCCAGGTCTAAAGTCTCGCCAGTCAGCGCAGTTGTAATTGTGAGGATGCCGTCCGCGAATTGGATATCGACGGTCTTATCAGCATCTGCCTGGTTCAGTACGTACCCCCAACCCTCTGGCGGCGGCGCCATGCCGAGGCTGCCGTAGACCAGGTAAACGCCCGGGCTGGGATGTGCCGTGGTCAGCGTATCAACGCCCAAGGTGGTGATGTCGATGATTTCGCCAGTAGAGCCAAGAATGTTTATTGCTGCTCGAGTCGTCATTAGATTGCCTTCAGCGTGCCGTCAGCGGCGCGGGTGGTGTTGCCGGTGTGATAGATCGCATTGAAGTTGCCACCGCCTGAACGGAAGCCAATCAGGTTGGTAGTGATTCGCCCGATGTAGATTTGGGCGCAGAGTTCACCGCCATATCCGCAGGAGATAATGCTACCGTTCAGGGCCCCGTAGTTGCCGTAGAAGGCGGTAGTTGAGTCCCAGCGCCAGAATCCACTTTGATTGATATTCACCGTACTTGCTAAAGGAACTGCATCCGTCCCAACACCCCAGTCGGCTACTTTCAGCACTCGATTGGCAGTACTGTCAACCTGGCTCGTTGTGATGGTCGCTTGAGATGCAGTGCCGAGACCCAGCGCAGTGCGCGCTCCTGGCTGTGTATCACTACCCGTGCCACCTTTAGCAACTGGTAATATGCTCTCGGTGGATACTGCGCCGAGACCTAGAGCAGATCGTGCATCAGACTGATTAGTAGAACCGGTACCGCCCTTCGCCACCGGCAGGATGTCATAGTTTCCGGTAGTGCCAAGCGCCGCCAACTTCGGCCCGAACTGGTTGTTTAGGGAGTTGAAGGCATCCGACAGCATCTTGTCATAGCCCTGTACAGGCATGATGGCGTAGGCCGCTCCGCTTACCGTTACCCCCTTATACGCTGGCAGGATAGAGATAACCGTAGAACTCGCGACGTTGGCGACCTCGTATGTCGCACCGTCGGGACCAACGAATGAATCTCCATTCCTACTGCTAGCAGCGAAATCTACGTTCGTGCCAACTACAGTAGTGCTTCCATTTTGAACCGCAACTGTTCCCGCCCTTTGCCAAACCATATTTTTCTCCAGGCAAAAAATACCCGCTCAAGGCAGGATATTCAAAGTTAAATGTTTAACTCTTCCTATGTGCCGGGAAGCCTAGCAAAAACAGCGCCAGGCGCCCCGATGTTTGTCCATGCTGAAATTGCGCTAACTCCGAACACTTGAAGCCTGTTCTCTGAATAGTTGAACCTTACAGCTGATGTCATCCAGTTCAGATGGTTTTGCAGTATCCCCGGGAAAACGGATTGATCATGAAGTACTCATCAGATTGCAGCGGCGCAACAGATCCGTTTGCCCAGTAGTACGCCTGGGCAGTCCCATTTAGAACTACTTGCCCCTGATATGACCATGAGTTATTTGCTCGCGTGAAGATTACCGGGGCGGCCCCCGAGTCGAAAATCAGCACACCGCTTGCATCCCACATCCGCAGCCCGTAATCAGCCTTGCTTATTGAGGCAAACACAGCTGCAAACCACTTTCCGGCAGGCCTGAAGTCAATGTTAAGTGACGTGATGGAAACCCAGTCCACGCCCCAGGACCTCCGTTAATAGTCATGCTCGTGTAAAGCTCATTCGGTCTAGCTGCGCTGTTCTGAATGAATACGCACGGCGGCTCCGGCGTAGTTATGGCGGACGGGAACGATACTGACACCGATGAACTGCCGGACGCCTGATAGGATCCACTGTACAGCGCACAAAGCCTAGGTTGCTCTGAGTCTATCTGTACATAGCTTCCATCGTTTACAACAGATAGGCCGAAAGTCAATTTTTGAACCTCATTACAAGCAGTCTGAACTGTATTGTTGATCCTATAGCGCCTGGCTCATTTGGGTGTTTTGAGCGCACAGTAACCGAGCCGACGCCTACAGACATAAACGGCATAGCGCTGTAGCAGTAGTTGTTAGCTGCGGCCTGGGTAGGAAGTATTACAGCTGTGCATGTTGCCGGGTCGAACCCGGCAATACTTGCAGTCACTATGGCGCCCATAGTTAGCGTGTATACGGCGTTATGCAGAACCTGATACGTAAAACTATCGGTATCCATTTGAAGATTGCCGGAAGCGTCCCACGTCCTTACCCCATGGCTCATACCGATAGATCTCCAAGTTGTACGCGCTTAACGTTGTTGGCGTCATATACCTTAATGGCTCTGTTGGTCATAGTCAGACGCCCACCACCAGGTGCTGGCCCGTTGAATTCCAGGTTCCCCGCCTTATCAAGGCGCCATCCTTGTACACCGGCGACATAGTTGTCCGATTGCAGCGCCTGGCCGATCTTCAGCATGCTGATGCTGCCGTCTTCGATGAAGGCCGAAGCGATAAACGTCTGGCCGCCGGATACCGAGAACGGCGACACAGGAGTGCCATTGTTCAGGTTCAACAACATGAACGTGTCAGCCCTTACCACGAACTGCGACGAAACGCCGGATGGATCAACCTGCAGGCCAAGGCCGAACGCTGCCGCGTACTTCTGGCCGCCGGTCGTGGTTTCCATCTTCACCGACCACAAGGTCGACAACTGGCCGTTGGTGTTGGCTAGCGCAGAAGCGGTTTCCTGAATGGATGAGGTGTTCTGGCCCACCGTTGCTTGCAGTTGCGTGGTCTTCGTCGCCTCAGCCTCAATCGCGGTTGCCCTGACCTTGCTTTCCTCGACAATGGCGGAAGTACTTGACCAGCCCTTGAGAGCATCAGCCTTCGCACCGCTACCACTATCGTCGCGTGCAGAGGCGCGCAAAGCATTGGTAGTGCTGGCCTGCGCCGTGACCACGCCGTCGATCCTGGTGATATCGGTGGTGTTGGTGCCGACCTGCTGCGCCAAACCGTTGGCTGCCTCCAGCGACTGCCCTACGTCCTCCCAGTACGTGGCATTGGGCGGCGGGTTGTTGACCGGGACATTCACTTTCGCCTGGTAGATGCGGTCCGCCTCCACCACCATCTGCCCTTTCAGGTAGACCTGGGTTGAAACGTATCCACCAAGGCCGTCCATGCTATCGATCTGGTCCTGAAGTCCGTCCAGCTCGCTGATCAGGTCCTGGCCAAGCTGCGTCTTGGTGACCTTTCCGGTAAGAATTTCGAGCAAAGGCCCAGCATCAGAACTGGCCTGGCCCATCACCCCATTCGCCACCGGGTAAAACGGCCCGATATTGCCAGTACGATCCACCAGGCGCGCCCAGAAGAAGAACGAGGCTCCCGCCAGCAGCGACTGCATGCGGTAGTCGGCCTGTGGGTACGCCAGGTCGGCCAGCTTGGTCGCTACCGTCAGATCATTCGCAGGGCCGTACCACAGCTCGGTGCGCTGGGCGTCCTCGGCGCCGGCCGGGAAGCCCCACTTGATGCCGATGCCGAACAACTCGCTGGAGGTGGTCAAGAACGCCACCGCCGGCGGCAGGCCGACCTTTCCTTCCAAGTTGGTCAGGTCGGAGCTTTTCCAGATTGAAGAGATTTCGAAGGCGCTCACCGAGCGCACCCGGGCCAGGTAAGCGCCCGAGTAAATGCCGGTTACGTCAACGCTCGTCGAGCCTGTGCGCTGCACCTTGATCCAGTTGCCGCTGTCCTTGCGCCACTCCACGTCATAGGCGACCGCGCCAGCAACAGCGGGCCACGAGATGTTCATGGTGCTGATGGCGATGCCCTGGTTCACGGCGTAGCTTGACGTCAGCGTGACGCTCGCGCGCCGGAACGACGGTGATCGGCACCACGCTGATTGGGCGTTCTTCCAGGCGCGCGCCGGTGTCGATGTGCGCGAACTTGCTCGGGTCATACTGCACG